ATTATCAAAATGTAATTAAAGTTTTCGCGACTAAAAAATTACAACAATATACAAATGGTGTTTTTGATAGTACAAGTTTTAAAACAACAATTGATTCTATTTTAACAACTTTTGACAGTGAATTATCTAGTTTATTTAATCAAACATTCATACAAATATCAAAAAGTTTACCATCCGTACAAAAAATAAATCCTTATAGTACGCAACAATCGAATATTGATGGTTTACAATCAAAAGTTGAGAAATATGAGAAATTTAAGGCAATGAATGACACTTGGATTGCTGGACATAATTATAATTCTGAAACTTTATTTGAAGATTTTTTATTTTTAGATAGAGCAAACAGAGATATTGGGGATAAAATTTATGTTGATGTTTTTAAAGTTAAAGATTTATTAAAAACAATTGATGGTCCTGTTAATGCGATAATAGATAGTATTTTAATTCAACACCATTTTACGCCTTTTATTATTCCTGGTTACATAAATTTTTATGGTATTAATGACCCGTCTATTGACTGTGAACCACCAAGTGGTGAACCAGTTAGTTTTGCGAATTCTCTTTTTGGTACTTTTACAAATGTTGATTATCAACAAACAAAAACTAAATATGTTTGTATGTATGTTGACCAAGCGTCAAAACAATTGGAAAATCCTGATACCGCAAATGGTTATAATAATGACGGTTTTGATTTAAAAAGAGCTGCTCAACAACCATTGGTTGATAGTTCAACAGGTAATAAGGTTTGTGGTTTATCTAATAAAGTAGTAGGATTTTCGGTTGACTTTGGTCTTCAAAATCAAAGTATATTTAAAAATGTTTCAGTATCACAAGATTTAGGTAAACCAACAAGTGAATCGTTATATCGAGAATTTGAAATGGCTAATTTAGCGAATGGAACAACAACATCGACACAAAACGTATCATTATATAATTTATATAAATTAAGAAGTTATGAAGCGTCAGTTAATTCGTTTGGTAATGTTATGATACAACCAAGTATGTATTTTATATTAAGAAATATGCCTTTATTTGGTGGTACGTATTTAATTACAAGTGTTTCACACTCAATAAGTAGTGGTAATTTTGAGACAACATTTACTGGCACAAGAATGAGTGTATTTACTTTACCGACTGTTGACCAATTGTTACAAACAATTAAAAGAGAACTTTTACAAAATATAGTACAACAGAGTAAAACATCTCAAAATACTATTAGCCCATTGCCTAATAGAACACAAACTGAAATTTCGGCAATAGCTATTGAAAATATTAATAATCAGGCCAACCCATCAACCGCTAATTGTGAACCTTCAGGTGCAACATTTAGTGAATATGTGTTAACCTCAACAACAACAACAACACTAACTTATTCTGAAATAGTAGCTTATATTAATGAATATGTAAGTGATAATGAAAGAAAAAAATTAATTTATACTTTAATACTTTTAGAAAATGATAGCGGAACTGGATTAAAAGTTTATAATAATAATTTAGCCAATATACCTGTAAGTACTGATATTATTGGTGGAACTAATAAACAATATATTGTTGATAAATTATATATTTGTTTAGAGATTAATAGTGTAAGTCAACCTTATTTTGTTTTTAATACTCCTGAAAATAGTGTAAAATTATTAAATTCTAGATTTGGTAGGTTATTTAAAAATGAAGTTTTAAACTTTGCAAATTCTGTGGAATACGCAAAAGAATTTGCTAAATGTTATTTAAAATATTTCCCATATCAGACTGACATTGATTATGACAAATTTAAAGAAACTAATAAAACTGAATTGGATAAATTACAAGACACTATTAAGAAGTATTTTGACACAGAATTGAACTCTTTATAACAGAGATATATTTATAATAAAAAACAATTATGGGCACTAAAGAAATTTTAGACAGATATCTTGGAAAAAGCACAAGAATAACTGAAACAGATAAAGGAAATGGTTTCAAAGAAGTTTGTGATTTAGATACTGGTGATTGTTATACAATCAGAATGAAAGATGGATTAATTGAAAGAGTTAATAATACTCTTCATACTAATAAAAAAATAAACGTAGAAACAACACAAGGTTTCAAACAATTATTAAACGGTTAAAATGGCAATATCACAAACAATTATAGAAGAGTTAAGAAGATATAATAAAATTAATAATTATATTTTAGAACAAGATGCGGGGACAACAATTCCGGCTCCTGGTGATGACCCATTAGCAACTCCTGAACCAGGTGCGGTACCACCACCACCTCCAGCGCCTGGTGGAGAGGCAGATGTTGCGGGTACAACACCTCCAGCGTCAACCGAACCTGAACCTATTGATGTTGAGAATGACCCTGATGTTGAAAAAGTTGGGGATGAAGGTTCTGAAGAAACAGGAACTGAAGAATTGGAAATTACTGATTTAGTAAAGTCACAACAAAATATTGAAACAAAACAAGAAGAATACTTTAATAATCTTTTTAATCAGTTAAATGGTTTAGAAAGTAAATTAAAAGATATGGAAGGTATTTTTACAAAATTAAATGATATTGAATCTAAGATTGAAAAATACAGAGAAAAAACTCCACAAGAAAAACTTGAATTGAGAAGTTTAGACTCAGGACCATACAATCAAAAATTATCGGATTTCTTTATAGATAAAGAACAAGATATGGAAAAATCAGGAAAAAATGAATATGTTTTAACAACTGATGAAGTTGAAAGTTATACACCATCAGAAATTAAAACTACATTTAACGATTTTGGAGAAGAGAATGGTTACAAACCTTTGAAATTCTAAATTTCGAATTTGACTATTACGGCTGACACACTTATACTTGAATATTAACTAATAAATTATACACACAAAATGGCGACAAATTCCCTAGATGCTGTACTCGCACAGTATGAAAAAGCGAAAAGTGGAGGTAACTCTGCAAACAAAATGTCTCAAGAAGACAGAATGAAAAAATATTTTGCAGCAATCTTGATGCAAAATGAGAACTCAGGACAGAAACGTCTTCGTATTCTACCTACACCTGACGGGTCATCACCCTTCAAAGAAGTATGGTACCACGAAGTACAAGTTGAGGGTAAATGGAATAAAATCTATGACCCAGGAAAGAACGACAACGAGCGTTCACCTTTGACTGAAATTCATGACGAATTAATGTCAACAGGTAAAGAGTCTGATAAAGAACTTGCAAAGGCGTATAAGCCACGTAAATTCTATATCGTTAAAGTGGTTGACCGTGATAACGAAGCTGACGGAGTTAAGTTTTGGCGTTTTAAACACAATTACAAGAACGAAGGTATCCTTGATAAAATTATTCCGATTTGGAAAGCTAAAGGTGATATCACAGACCCTGTTAATGGTCGTGACCTTATCATAGAATTGACAAAGGCGAAGACACCAAAAGGTGCTACTTACACGGTTATTCAGACTGTTATGCATGATGACCCAACACCTGTTCACGCAGATGCTGAAACGGCTAAGGCTTGGACTGAAGACCCACTTACTTGGATGGATGTTTACTCTAAGAAACCTGTTGAGTATTTGGAAGCAATTGCTCGTGGAGAAACTCCAAGATGGTCATCTGATTTAGGTAAATACGTTTATGGTGATAGTTCATCTGACGAAGGTACTATCGGTGGGGCATATGTTGACCCACAGGCAGAAGCAGAACCAGATGGTGATTTACCATTTTAATTTATAAAAGGTTGGACACTAACATACACAAAGTGTCCAACCTTTGCTATTTTTAAACAACAAACAAATTAAATCATAGACATTTATGGCAATAAAGAAAAAAGAATTTTCATTAGATGCAATCAAAGACAAATATTCAACCAAGACAAAATATAAAGAAACAGACTTTTATGAGGTCGGTGAAGCTTTCCATAATAGTTGCGGTTTACCTGGTCCTGCTTTGGGTAACATCAACATGTTCTTGGGTCACTCGAACTCTTCAAAAACGACCGCGCTTGTCAAAGCCGCTGTGTCTGTACAGAAGAAGGGGCATTTGCCTGTTTTTATTATCACCGAGAAAAAATGGAGTTGGGACCATGCAGTAGAACTTGGTCTTGAAGCTAAAATGGTTGATGGTGAATGGGATGGTCAATTCATCTTTAACGATAACTTTGACTACATTGAACAAGTTACAGATTACATTAACGAACTATTAGACGAACAAGAAAAAGGTAATATTCCTTATTCTCTTTGTTTCCTTTGGGATTCAGTTGGTTCAGTTCCTTGTAAGATGACATTTGACGGTAAAGGTGGTAAACAACATAACGCATCTGTATTAGCGGATAAGATTGGTATGGGTATTCAAGCTCGGATTACTAAATCTCGTAAAGAAGATTTCCCATATACAAACACAATGGTGGTAGTTAATCAACCTTGGGTTGAATTACCTGATAATCCATTTGGACAACCAACAATTAAAGCAAAAGGTGGTGAAGCCCTTTGGTTAGCATCAGCTCTTGTATTCTTGTTTGGTAATCAGAAAAATGCGGGTATTAATCACATTACTGCCACTAAAAATGGTAGAACGGTATCTTACGCTATCAGAACAAAAATTTCTGTCCTAAAGAACCATATTAACGGATTAGGATATAAAGATGGTAAGATTATCGCAACTGCTCAAGGATATATCGCTGACGATAAAGATGCTCTTGAAACATATAAGAAAGAGTATTCACAATATTGGAACGCAATCCTTACAGGGACAGGCGAAATAACTCTTGACGAGACTGAAGAAACTTTTACAAACGAACAATTTTAATTTTAGTTCGTGAAAAAAACACTACTTGTTGACGGAAACAATCTGATGAAAATTGGGTTTCATGGTGTGAAGGATTACTTCCACAATGGAGAACACATTGGAGCTTTGTATCATTTTATGAATACTTTACGTAAATTCATAAATGAACAAAACTTTGACAAGGTAGTAGTATTATGGGATGGTGAAGATTCCACGAGTTTACGTGGAATTCTTTATCCCAAATACAAACAAAACCGACGATTGGTTATGGAGGACGCAATCTTTATGTCCTACTTAAAACAAAAAAATCGTATCAAACAATATTTGGAAGAAGTCTATATAAGACAATT